ACGGCGTGGCATGCAACGTGGTGAAGCCGCATTAGCCAAAGAAGCCACAGCCCTACGCAAAGAACAAGAAGCCGCTGGTCAGATGACGCTTGCGCCACGCGTTGAGCCAAAAGTAACCGAGCAGCCAGTTACCGAGCCTACGCTGGTGCAAAAGCCAGAACCCCTTACGCCACAGACTGTGCCTACTACTGTTACACCTGACGTACTGGGTGCGTTGGGCATCGGTCGCACGGCAATTATCCGTAAGCCTGACCACGGCATCATGGGTAAAGATATTGCTGACCCTGCGCAAGCCGCTGAAGTTAAGTCAATCCTCGAAGCCTACCGCCAAGGTCGTAGCGCACCCATACAAGAAAAGATAGATGCATACCTTGCACGACCAGAATTTGAAGCAGTAAAAGGAGAGACAAATGCTAGACAAGTTGAGCCATCCGCAGTTGGAAACGGCGTTCAAGTACCTGACCAAACCAGTGAAGGAAAGCCCACCAGACGAACTCTCACAGCTAAACGAAATGGAGTGGTTCCTCCTAAGCCGGATGTTGGACAGCCTGTTGTCGGAGAAGCTGAACAGCCCACTCCAGTAGAAGAAGTACAACCACAGGTAGAAGAAGTACAACCACAAGTAGAAGAAGTTAAACCGCCAGAAGAGCCACCAGCACCGCCCGCCGCCCCAATGGGCATGTTTGACCAGTTGGTACAGCCAGACGTTGCTAAAAAAGGTAAAGACAAGAAAGCCGCGCCCCCACCGACTGTAGAAGAAGATGCCGCTGGCGTAGAGCAAGTGCCGTTTGACCCGTGGGACAAGAAAAACTATCAGGGTCTGGCGCAAGAGATTGAAAAAGGAACTACGCGTAGCCCGCAAGAAGCCGCACAAGATTTGGTAGATGAAAAGAAGGCTGACCGCGAAAGCAGAAAAACTATCAAGGTTAAGACCAAGGGCATACAAGAAGTTGTAGACGAGCAGTCACCAGCAGAAAAAGATGTTCGTGCAGAAGCTACTACAGCCGCCGTTGCAACTCTGACGGGTGCTGACAAGATGGTGCTGGCAAAGCACTACAAGCAACCCAAGTTCAACAAGGTTGCAGAGACTTCGTTTGTTGACGACACTATCAAAGCTATTACAGATGGTATTGAATCCGTCTCTAAGGCAATCCACAAGTACGTTCGCAAGGCCATGTCTGGCATGCTGTCTGTGGCTTTGGTTATCAACCCACAGTTTATGAGTCTGCCAGAAGCGGCGATTATTGCTAGCCCTGCTACCTACACAATCGAGCAAGCGGTTACCGCCACCGTGCCCGCAGAAGCCGCCAAGTTCATGTCGCCCGCCGCTAAGACGGCGTACGAAACAATTTTGCCTGCTATCAAAGCTGACCTACAAGCTCGCAACAAGTTGTTCTTGATGCATGACAAACCTTCGGCACAGACGTTTATCTTTACGCCTGACGGACAGTTGTTGATGCATCAGAAGACCCTACAGGGTAAGGCTGTAGGAGACTTGTACAAAGGTAACAACGACATCCCCGCAAACCGCGTCACCCCTGCTGGTCTGTTTAATTGGGAAAAACGTGTTGGTGGTAAGACCGCTGGCGAGTATGACTTCAATACAGTATTTGGTATCAACGACGGCGAAGCATTTATCACCCTGATGCACTCGGTCTGGACAAAAGAAGCCGATGCAGCCCAAAGACTGAAAGCGCTTAACAACGACTCGGCATCTGACTCTCGCTATTCGTTTGGTTGTATCAACTTTGCCAAGGGTGCGTTTAAAGAAATACTCGACAAGTACCAAGACCAGATAGATGGCTCGAAGATGTTCATCGTGCCTGACAACCAAGCACGGGTAAAAGATTTCATTAGTGGCGACATAGCCAAGAACACAGTACGCGAAGACAAACTCTTACGCCAAGCAGTTGAGCCTGTAACTGAGAAAGTTACTAAGACTACATCAGGCGCTGGCAATGTACAGGCTGGAGTTGACCGCACCGTATACGGCAAGCCAGAAGATAGATTCTCTAGGCAAGAAGTTGCGGAAGGTCAGACCCTACAAGGGTTGACGGACGAGATTGCAAAAGGTAAGGGCGTTCTTGCAAATGCTTTGCGGCGTATGTTGCAGTCTGGCAAAGTCAAACTTGAAGAAAAACATCCTAATGGGGAAAAGATTGGCGGCTATTTCGATGGCAAGACAATCACGCTATATGCTGACGGCATCCCATCAGGTGACGCAATGGCGGTTGCCCTACATGAAGTAGGCGCTCACTTAGGACTGAAGAATTTACTGGGTGTACAGCAATACAACAACGTCATTAAGCGCATTCAAGCGATGGCTCAGAGCAAAGAAGCTAGCCCAGCCCGCGCACTTGCACAGCGTGCGTTGTCACGCATCCAGCAAGAAGACATTGTGCGTGGTGATGAAGTTATTGGTGATGAGTCAGTCGCTTACTTCATTGAAGAACTTGCCAAAGCGCAAGCAAAAGGCGAACTGCAAACTGTTGGTCCAGCCCGCGCTTTGTGGAATCAAGTCAAAGCCGCCATCCAAGCAACTATCAATCGTGTGTTTGGCACCAACCTTGGCGTGGACGCTTTCACACCAGAACAGATTGGCCTGTTGGCAAATGCCGCGTTCACCAAAGAATCGTTTACTGGTACCAAAGAAGGTACGGCTGACCTCGCGTCCCGCACGAATACCTTTACAGATGCATTCCGCAAATGGTTTGGTGATAGCAAAGTTGTAGACGAAGAAGGTAACCCTATTAGGGTTTACCACGGCACTACCCAAGATGTATCCAAATTCAAAATGTCTCCGGACGGGGCGTTGGGCGCAGGCATTTACCTTACTCCTAACCCAGAGTTTGCTGGCACATACGCAGATACTTCAAACCTAGCGCGTAGTGACGCCGCTCTAGATGAGCAAGGCGGGCAAAACGTAATGCCGCTATATGCCTCTATAAAGAAACCGCTGGTACTCAGTGCCAAAGGTGACCCAATGGTTGACGCGCTAACCCAACTTGGGTTGACCCGCGAAAAAGCGGAAGCGATGGTTGAGAAAGCCTACGAAGAAAAAGGGTACATCGGCAAACAAGTGATGACCAGAGCGCAGGCTCAAGGCTATGACGGGCTGATGCAGTACCGCGACGGCAAACTGACAGAAGTAGTTGCGTTCTCAGCCAATCAAATTAAATCTGCCACAGGCAACACAGGTGCGTTTGATATAAACAACCCTGATATACGTTTCTCTAGGGCACAAGGGTTTACCCCACAAGACTACGAAGAAGCAAATCGTATTGCAAATAGCCTTGGCCCTGCCGCCGCCCCTGCGATGGGCGGGTTGATTAACACAGGCTTGAACGCTATGAACCGCGCTTCAGAGAACTCTGGGGTATTCACCACTTTGCGCCAAGCGGTAGTCGATAAGTATGCAACTGTCGAGTCTAAAGTATCTAATATGTTCTCTAAGGGCGTACGGGATGCGTTTGGCAATTTAAACCCTATGGTGCTGGTGCGCCAAGCAGAAGACCACGCCAAAGTCTTTATGAGTTTTCTTGACGATGGTGGCATCAGATTCAATAAAGAAGGTTTGGTAGAAACATTCAAGCAAAAAGGTTCTGCTGTACAGGCGTTATCTGAAATAGATAAGTTTGGTAAAGACAGTGGGCTTGGGTTTGAGAAAGCCAAAGAGTATGTATCTAGCATACTGGAAGGCCACCGTGCCTACGACATTCAAGAAAACCATAACAAGCCATTAGAAGTATCTGCCGTTTTGCTAGAACAACAAGGCAAGAACAAAGAAGCTGACGCTGAACGCGCCAAGAAAATTCGCCTGCACCTGACTGCGGCAGACATTGCTACGCTAGAAGCCAAGTACCAGAAGACCCCTGCGATACAGCAGATACAAGATACGTTCAACCAAACCCGCATGCATGCGGTTGATTTGTTAGCTGAGTCAGGCCGTATTTCCAAAGAGCAGGCAGATGATTGGAAGGCTAACTCTGCATACGTGCCGTTTGACCGTGTATTTGAAGACCTTGGCGTTAACCTGTTGCCACGCGGTAAAGGTCTTGGCGTGATGACCAAGACACCAGAGATTAAAGGTTCACTCGACCGCCGTGTTAAAGATGTCGTTGACTCTTACATGGGCACACTTGGTTGGATGGTCGAAGAATCCATGCGCCACAACGCCTCTACCAAACTGCTAAACGAGATGAAGATAGCAGGGTTTGCAGAGAAGCACCCAGCAATTACTGCGGCTAAGAATCCCAACCTTGTGGTTCGCCTGTATGAAAACGGTAAGCCCGTGTTCTACGAAGTACAAAACGAGTACGACTTACTGGCATTCAAGCAAGCACCAGAAGTTAACAACATGCTGGTCAACGGACTAGCCGCTACGTCTAGATTCCTACGAGTCAGCGTGACTGCGATGCCGCCGTTTGCCGTGAAGCAGGTTGTGGAGGATGCGACCCGTGCCGCCATGTACTCAGGCGTAGAACGTCCGCTAGTTGTAGCAATGAAGACTTTGTACAACATGCCACGCATCTTCTTTGGCGAAGTACTAGGGCGCAAGTCCCCTGCCGCCAAGCGCATGGAAGAACTCGGCATTGTGGGTGACTACGACTTCAACATTTACCAGCCTACTAACGAAATTGAAAAGCAGATTGGCGCTAAAGGTCGTGGTGTAGCTGGTACGATTTTCCATACGCTTGAGAAGTTTACTAAAGCGTCTGACCTTGCCGCTCGTATGGCTGTGTACGAAGAGACGATGCGTGAGTCGGGCGGTGATGAAGTGCTGGCGCAAACCCGCGCCCGTGAGTTGATTAACTTCCAACGCCGTGGCTCTAGTGGTTCAATGCGAGTCGCAGCCCGTGTGATTCCGTTCTTTAACGCTTACGCGCAAGGTATGGATGTGTTGTACCGTGCCGCATCTGGCATTGACTCTTCTTCTGCTGTAGAACGCACTGCTGCCCGTCGTTTGTTTATGGGTCGCGTTGCCATGATGACTGCAATGGGTTTTGCTTATGCGTTGGCAATGAGTGACGATGACGGATACAAGAACGCTACAGATGATGTGCGCGATAGTAATTGGTTGCTACCCAACGGCTACAAGTTGCCATCACCAAAAGAGTTAGGCTTTATCTACAAGGTTATCCCAGAACGTATTGTTGAGTACTACAGACGGCAGGGTACGCCCGAAGAGCAAAGTGCTTTGGACGCATTGAGTGGTGTGGTCAAAGCCGCATACTCTGCGTACTCATCCCCTACCACAGTGCCATCATATGTTCGCCCAATCTTGGAGAACATGACCAACTACTCGTTCTTCTTGCAACGCGAGTTAGAGTCCGCGTCTATGCAACGCTTGCAGCCCGGTCAGCGGTTTACATCTAGCACCTCTGAACTGGCAAGGAGTATTGGCGAAACGACCAACATATCTCCAATCAAGATAGACAACTTGCTAAAGGGTATGTTTGGTATGGCAGGGTCAACCACCTTGCTGGCTACAGACGCTATGCTCAACCCAACGCGCCCTGACCGACCCATCTATCAGATGCCGTTTGGCAGTATCTTTACCTACGACACGATTGGTGGGCGGGCTAAGACTGAGTTCTATGACTTGCGCGAACGCGTATCACAAGCGGATGCTACGTTTAAAGAATTGTTGAAACATGACCCTGTCAAGGCAGAGAAGTTCTTAGAGAAGAACGAATCGTTGATTGCTATGGCACCAGTGGTCAACAAGAGTTTGGAAGACCTCAGCGTCATGCGTAGACTTCGCACTGCGATTGAGCAAGGTACAGATGAACAAATTGGTATTGATAGCAAAGAACGCCGCAAGATGATTGATGAACTGCGGGGCTACGAGAACGACTCGGTTAGTTATGTGCGCGAACTTGAAAAAGAAATGCGCAACATGGGCGTATTGGAATAAAAAAACCCCCGATGATTAGTCGGGGGTAATCCAGTTAAGGAGAGACAACAGCAACTGCTTGCTGCGTACAAATGTTATCACGCAACTCTCCATGCACGCACGCCCCACATGCCATTTTCTATACGCGCCCTGCACTGCACTTTCATATCGAAGGTTCTTGCTACCACGATGATGTGAGTAACTACAGCACGGTTATCTAAGCAAGGCACAAAGAAGGACGAGCCTGTTATGAACTTGCCCCACTCTATGTTTACTTGTACGCCTTCAATCTCAAGCGACTTTGAGTGCGTCGTCATCGGTAGTCTTAGCGATGATTGAATCTACGTCAAACACACTGCTAAGTGAGTCGTCTATCAGAATAGCGTTTACAGGTGGTGCCGCAACCATCAGACCTTTTGCCATACGTTTCTTCACGACCTCTACGCGTACGCCATCGTTCTTCAGCGCGTTTAATGTTTCGTGGTAACTAACTTGGTTCTTTGAACACCAGTCTTTAAACGCACGTTGTACGAAGTACAAACACTTTGTATCCATATCGTATCGAATCATCAACGCATTCATCGGGGTCATCAGCGGCGCTTTGGGTAGCCCGTTGTCTGCAACTTTGTCGTGACCAACCAAGATGCTACGAATGTTGGAATTGATAAACGAACCGATTGCAGAGATGCCATCTATTGGGATAGCCTTGATGTCGGTACTGCCCTTACGCAAGAACGCTATGAGCCACTTGAAGATACGCTTGACGTCAATATCAATCAAGCCCAAACGCTGTGCGATAAACCCGCCTGTGATGGCAACAGCACCAAGGCTAGACCAGAAGCGTTCACGCTGACCCAAGCCAGCGGCGGCATCCAGTTTAAGTTGTACATCGTGCAGAACTTCCAATGCTTCAGCGCGATTCTCTACAAGATACTTCATGTAGATTTCACCAGCCAGACCAAAGTTCTTGTGCAACTTGGCAAACAACGCGTCAGTAAATTCCTTAGAAAAGTTGGCATCGCGCTCAATCTTTAACTCAATGATACGCATCAACTCGCCTTCTGGAAATTCTTTTAGGCTATACAGCTTGTCGTACAGGCTAGCATTAGATGATGTGATTGCTATCAGTCGCCACATTGTGTTGTTGATACGCTCTGCGTTGACTTGTGACTCCATGCGATTCTTGCCACGGCCTTGGGTCGTAGCGTAAGCCAACTGCGAAACGATGTCTTCGCGCATGTTTGTGATTTCGTCAATCGTCACAGGCAAGTTGTTCATCACCCCAAAGCGAAAAATCTTTGAGTTGTAGGTATCGTCATTTTGCAGAAGTAAGTCAAACGGCTCACCCCAGATACTATTGATTGCCATCTGCACAGTCGACTTGCCTGTACCAGAACTACCACTCAATAAGTTAACGATACCGCCACGCACTTGTGTGAACTTCAACAGCGGTGTGCCAAAGCCCAATAGAAAGGCAAACGCTTGTGCTTCCATGCCGGGGTTGTCGTAGAAATTAACGACTGACTTCCACTCTGCCAAGTCACCCTTCTTACCCAGCAAACCACAGGTCTGCAAGATGGCAGTCGAGGGTGGGCTGTACTTAACACCTGTCGGTGTGATTTCTCTATCGCCAAGAACAAAGGTGTTCTCGTCTGTCCAGCCAAATTGTGTTCTAACTTTTTCTGCTTGTTCCATATTCTGTAATTCCTTTACCCAACGTGATACATAAAACATGAGTTCGTTTACGCCTTTATCAAGGGCTACCACACCATGTTCCCCAATCGCATCGCGAAATCGGTCTTTGGCAAGTGCCGCTGTAAGCGGTATCGAAAACTCCCTCACTCCATCTTTTGGCAAATGCAACCGCATCCACAACACTTCCCCTAAAGCTGGGTCAAACATTCGCTTGACCACATAAAAATCGTTCTCATAGACTAACTTGTCTTGCCCGTCTTCTTGGCCTGCATCTGCTTTGCGGTAGATGCCACCGTACTTGCCACGAAAAAAGGGAAAGGGATACGCGGGTATGTCGTACACCCGCTTTTCTTTTGTCTCTGCGTTGACTTGTTCTACTTTGTTATCTGCTTCTGTAGCCGCTTCAATTTCTTTTCCCAACACGATGGGCGAACCAAACTTACCTTTGTGCTTGCATGACCCGCAAGTGTTGGGGTGCAGGGTATCAAACATACCGCATGTGTATGGGCCCTTGGTTAGACTCGCCTTGTATTCTGTCTGCCCCCTATCGTATGCGGGGTGCATGTTGGAGATGTCGTGAATGGCAGAGTCGCGGTCAATGCAATGCTGTGCAACCGATAAGCCCGCACGCCACAAGGGTTCGTCTATGCTGGTCTGGTCTTCTAGTATGCGGTTGAGTTGCGGGCAACCCTCTGCTTTGAGGGCGATGATTTTCTGAAAGCGAAAGGTGTTGTTCTTACCAATCAGGCTCTTGCTAGTCTCGTCTAGCCCTTCAGCTTTAAGGTGTTCTGGCACTTCAAAGGGTAGGCTGTCTGGGGCTTGGGCGGTTGTCGCACCCAAGGCTTTTGCAAACTCTATCAAATCAATCTTGCCATCACCAGCGATGTACTCGACAGGCAACGGATTGGTTGGGTCTTTAAAGTGTGTAGTGTCTGGCACGCGCAAGATGCGGGCGGCATCTGTGGTGCATGACGGGTCAGCGTGTAGTTGCTTTTCTATGCAAACTTCTTTTAGGCGCTTCGCTACGGGAATCCAAATGTCTTTCTTTATCGCTTCGTCTAGCACCCAATACGCATGTAGTCCGTTGCCAGAGTTAATGCAGATGGGTTGTGGGAGATTAAGGTCAGCGCAGAACTGACCGAGTGCCGCTATCGCATCAACCCGCGTAGGGTAGCCTTTTGTGGGTCCGCAATCTAGGTCAAGCCAGAACGACTTGATGACTGATACGTTTGCCGCCAACCTACGGGGTGGGTTAATTGCTTGGTCGAACGAAGACATCGCGAAGTACGCGTCTGCGCCAGCACCGTGGATAGCTTCAATCTCTGTAACGAGTGTGGGAATGTCATTTGTAAACCGTGTGCGAATCTTGCCTTGCATTATTCCAACTGCGCAGTATGTGCCTGTATCGGCAAGCACTGCGGTTAGAAATTCTGTTTTTGTCATGGCTTGGGTTTTCGCAGGGGGTGTTTATCTTGAGCCAATGAAGGCTCGACTTTTGAAGGATGTATAGGTTACTGCTTTTCAAGGTACGCAAACACCTTGTCAGCAATTTTTTGTTTGGGGTTGAAGTCTCCCGCAAACCAACCGTACACCGCCACCGTACTTACCCCTGCTACTTTTGCAATCACTGATACTGGGATACCAAGTTTGATGCATTTGCGCCCGATACGCACGCCTGTCTGCTTTATGTCTGCTTGTTTGTTCTTATGAACTGTTGATAGTGAATAGCCAATCATATGATTCCTTGTGATTGGGGGCCGAAGCCCCCATAAATTTACGCAGTGCCGTCGTCATCAGCCCATTCGTCGAGAACATTCGCTACGCTCTTTGTCTCAACTTTCTTAGTGGCAACTTTCGTTGGCTCTTTCACAGGCTCTGCAATAGCAGGGGTAGGTTTAGCAAAGGTCGCGGGCAACGCTGGCTTGGACTCATCAGTGCCATCGACTTGCGCAACAGTCATAACAACTGCGTTCAACGCATCAGGCGATTGACCTTGGGTCTTGGCAGTAGCCATCTCTTCAACAGTCAATGGGCGCACAGCCTTGAACGTCAACTTCGGTGTGGCGCTTGCTGTATCGAAACGCATCTCTGTCACAACCGCAGTCACGGGGATACCATGCCCACCCAAGAACTTGGCGTATTGCTGTAGTGGCATCTTGCCGTTGTCGCCTGTGCCAAAGATTGACTGGGCTGGCAAGGTGAGTTGATACACATCACCTTCGATGTTGTTCTCCAAGACCAACGCAATGCGGTGGCTGAAGCGGCAAGCACGACTGTCGCCTTGACCAGAACCCTTGATGTTCTGTTGGCAGTTCTGGCAGTTAGTCGACTGCGGGTTCTTTGCAGACTTGTCAGGTGCAACACCATCGTTAGACCAACACACAGGCGCAGAGTTCTGACCTTCAGTGTAAGTACCAGAGTAGTAACTGCGTGAGGTCTTCTCAGCAGAGCGAACCACAACTACGTTCATAGCGCGGTCGTCATTTTGTGCGACTTCCTTGCCACCAACAATCATGCGGAATACACCGCCACGGATAGACACACGCTTACCGCTACCACCGCCACCCATCAGGGCTTTGGTTGTTGCATCAAGTTCCAAGTTTTGGAAGTGGGCTGGGAGGGCGTTACCGCCTTGGGAAAACAGAGTGAGTTCAGACATTTGTTTGTTCCTTAATAATGTCAATGTTCATGTTGAAGTGGCGAGAAAGTTCACTGGCAAAGAATCGATAACTCTTGCCAACGCGAACATACGGGATACGTTTGACTGGGTCTTTCTCCCGAATCAAAGCGTGGATGGTTGACGGGGCGACTTGCAATAGCTTCGCCACCTGCGCCAACGTAAGTGCAGTTTCCAATTAAGCTCTCCTTACAGTAACTGTGTATTTGTTATCTACGTTCAGACCTGATGGTAAGAGGTCTGGGTTTTCACGTAGGAAGTTTTTCATGCTGAGTTGCGATATACGTCTCTCAACAAGGTCAAGTGCATCGTGGTCACGAATGAACTTATGCATAGCGCCCCAGTCACCTGTCCAATAGCGGGTACTCATTGAACGAATGGCTGTGCCGTGCGAGGTCTTGATGCTTTCAGCACCAGTCGTCTTGCAGATTTCAAGAAGGTTAGATTCAACCATCTCCATCTGTTCTTTTATTGCATTGTCTTGCGCTTCATATGCGGCCTTGATTTCGGCACGCTTATCACGCATTTTTATATAGACCTTTACAAGTCTGTCTGCTGTTATATCCATGTCTTTCCTTTCGCTGTTTTTTGGTTAATCATACATCACAACTTTACTTTGTCAAGTCCTTTCAAGTTCATCTTTATAAAGTTCCATTAAATTAAATTGTGCTTGCTCTTTACTATCAAGGGCTTTGTACAACTTAGCTTCTACTGGACTACCCATTAGTTTTACAACTAAACATTTATTCTTCTGCCCCGCCCTATGCACACGGGCATTTGCTTGAGCGTATGTTTCGTAGGAAGTGATAGGCGACCACCACACTACCGTATTCGCCGCGTGCAAGGTGACACCGTGTGATGCTGCTTGGGGTTGTATGACAAGCACTCGTGGGTCAGCATCTTCTTGGAATCGTTTGAAGATGTCGGTGCGCCTGCCTGCGGGTACACCACCGTGGATAACTTCTACTGTGTAGTTATCTTTGCGTAGGTTGTCATACAAAAGTTCAATCGAATGTCTGAACGGCACAAACACAAGTACCTTGTTAGTGGACTCATCGATTACTTCTTTCAACACCTCGATGCGATTGCTGGCATCGAACGATACAACTTCATCGTTGTCTGTGTACACAGCACCGCAAGATATTTGTAGCAACTTGTTTAATTTAGCGGCGGCATTGACTGCTGTGATTTCTTCGCCTGCCGCTTGCACCGCCATGACCTTGCGTAACTTGTTGTAATACTTAAGCTGTTGTGGGGTAAGCGGTACTTCTCGCTCGGTGTACAGCATGTCTGGCAAGTCAAGGCATTGGTCTTTGGTAAATCGTATAGCGGGTTGCAGTAGTGAGTTAACCACTTGCTCTGCGTCTACCTTGGGGACCCACTTGAACTGAGTAATCTTGTGCATCACTTGGTCGCGATACATGGTGAAACTGCGTGGTGTTGCAGATGGGTTAAGTAGTTTGGCTAGGCCGTATGCATCAAGGGGCGATTGCGAAGCGGGTGTACCCGTCAACATCCACAGCCACATGTTTGGTTTAAGTATGCGGTTGAGTACCTTCCATCGGGTTGTGGTTGCTGTCTTATATGCGTTGGCTTCGTCAATCACGATCATGTCAAAGCCTGCGTTTGCTATGACATCTTCAACCACAGCTACACCATCAAAGTTAATGATGACGAACTCAGCATCTGAGTTAATGATTTGCGCACGCTTTTCTTTACTGCCGTAGGCGATGCCTACCTTGCGGTGCATAGCCCCTTTGAAGATGTCGTTCTGCCATGCGGCTTGCATGATAGATAGTGGGCAGATAACTAGCACACGCTTGATGTGCTTGGTGTTCATCAGGTAGTCGCATGCCCATGTAACGGATAGCGTCTTGCCTGTGCCGGGCTCGTTGAAACAGAACGCTCTGCGGTGCAGAGTAAAGAACGCTGATGTTTGTTTCTGATGTGTGAACGGCTGGTAAATTCCCGGCCAACTGTACTTCGCCACGATGGGCGATGGCACGTTCTTGATACGTAAGTTTTTAAGTACCTGTGCTTCTTCCAAACCCCAATGCACCATCACAGTACTTACGTCACCTTCTTCTAGCAATGCGCTCTTCGGGATTACGTTTAGCACCTTGTGCGGGTTACGTAGTTTTAGTTTTAATGCTTTACCTTCAATGATTTCCATGTCTTCTCCAATAGCGAATCGCTCCAAACGCGAATGTCGTTTGAAGTTTGGGTGGTACCTTACGGGTACCAATCGGCTAAATCACCTACTCTGAATGCGTTTAGAAAGGGTGAATAGGCTTTAGCTGGTGTGGTTAATGGGTATCAAACTTTAACAAAGCGCCCCCATAGTCTCACTCGCACCTTACAGACTATGCATTATTTTTTCTTGGGTTTGTTCACCTTCACAGTATGGTCGCTGTTGCGACTGAACGAACGATTGGCGGATGCCGACTTCAACTGCAAGTTGCCCTTGCCTGCGCTACCACCTTTACTAAGTGGCACCTTGTGGTCAATGTCTTTACCCTTGCGGTTTATACCTTCGCGGTCGTACAAGTCACGGGCGTTCTCACGCTTGCGCCTTGCAGGGGCTTCGCCCCTCTCGACTTGCTGTGTGTATTCTTTTTTGTAGGGGCGGGGCTTATTTACGTAGGGCATTTATTTCCTTCCACAGTGAGCGCACTCGCTCACCCAACAGTAATTCTTGCACAAACCATTGGGCTTTGCATTCCAAACGCCCGAACTATATGCGCCTTCTAGCATGGTGATGGTAGGCATCCAGTTGCCCCAGTAGCGGTGCTGTTGTTGGGCTTCGTAAACGGACGGCACAAACTTGCCCTCAGTCAGAAACAACAACCCACCCTTGACCTTGCCTACCTTGGGAAACATCTTGAACACAGCCAACGCCATAAGTTCCAACTGACCAACGTCAGCGTAACGGCTCTTGCCAAGTTTGTAATCCACGACCCGCGCTTCGCCCTTCTCTTCGTCCACGATGAGCAAGTCGGCTACGCCACGAAACCAGCAGTCGGGTGAGAAGAAGTCGCACGGCTCTAACGCTTCGGTCAAAGCCATTTTGATTTCGCAATACTTGGTGCCAGAGATACGCTTCAACGACTCAAGCGGTTCTTGCATGAAGTCAAACTTCGGGGGTATGGGTACATCGTCACGGATATACAACTCAGCGGCTGTGTGTGCTTCTTTGCCATACATGGCGGCTTCGCCCTCTGGCTCTTTCACATCCTTGATTACCTTGGTGTGGTAATACTTCTTTGGACAAGTTGAAAAAGTTTTCAGACTAGAAAACGACCATGCTGGAATCTTATTAGCAATCACCGTATGACATCCCCATCCCGCTTTCGCAGTTGACTGGTAACCCTTCAGCCCATGATGGTGTCCAACGCATGCAGGATTCCACATAGGCTCGTGCCTCATCTGCTTCTTCTTGCCGCGCAACAATACCGATAGCATCGTGTACTGTAAGTACAACCTTGTACCGCTTGGCAATTCGTAACATTTGTTCACCAATGATACACCGAGCGATTGCCTGTGTGAAGTTTTCTACAACCTTTCCACCATAAATTTTATTGATGCCCTTGCGGGTGGTGTACTGGAATTGGCGTTTACCCTCGCCATCCACAACCTCGACTAGCCCGCTATAGAACACATACAACCCGTTGGGTAAGCGGATGCGCCCACCACTCGGACCAGCGTCTACAGTTAGCAAGCCGTTGCGACCCAAGTTCATGGTCTGCCCACGCGCCATGCATCTCAGGGCTTCTTGAGATTCACGCCAGAGTTGCGGTATCTTGGGGTATGTCTGGCGGTAAGTATCGATAATACGTTTCGCTTCATCTGCTTCGATGTCTGCGCCAAAGGTTTTGAGTTGTAGTTGAAACTTCGGGCCACCCATACCGTATCCCGCGCCGAGAATCGTTGTTTTACCAACGAACCGTTCGTCTTTATCAATCGTGTCAACTGCCTTGTCATAGATAGCAGATGCCATGATTTTGTATACGTCCTCGCCATTTGCAAATGCCCCCACTAAGTCGTCTTGCTCGGATTCCCACGCCAAGGTGCGGGCTTCAATTTGTGATGAGTCAGCATCGATAAACACATAACCCTCTGGGGCAAGGATGGCGTTCTTTAACTTGCCTGCGTTCTCGCCCCGACTTGGTAGATTCTGTAGGTTCACAGAATCCGTACCGCCCCACCGCCCTGTGTGGGCAGCATAGTACTTCAAAGGAATAGGGAATAACCCTCGCTTGCCAATGTCGATGAATCGTTGGGTGCGAGTCTCTTCAATCGTTGACTTTGTACCCAGCCTAGCCGCGACCAACGCTTGCACCCGTGGGTCTTCATGCTCTAGCAAATCTTGCAGGCCAGCGTCTGTCTTGGCAAATGCAAACGTCTCTTTGCCTGTGGTCATGCTTATCTTTACGGGCGGCGATACGCCTAGCCCTTCGAGCATCTTGGCAAACTTGGGGTTGCTCATTAACGTCTTGCGTACATCTGCCTTTACTTCTTCGTCACCCAGTATGTGTTTGACGGCTAAGTCTTTGTGACCTATGGCTTGCAATGCGTTGACCAAGTGGTTGGTCTTTTGCCCGACAGTCTCAGCAAGGTGTTGCTCTAACAGCACGCTATCAAGGCGCAGTACTGGGTCGATGAACATGCGTAGGGTCAGGTCAATCAGCTTTAGTTCTGACTTGGGAAACTTGCCCATCATTTTGTTAAAGATGTCGTAGGTTAACTGCACATCGTTCTTGCAGTACTCGCCATACTGGGCAAGTTCGGGCGCGGTGAACTGCACCAAGCGTTTACCCTTGGCATCGTCTACCTCAGTACCCTTATGCCCCACGCCATACTGAACGGCAATGTTCTTGAGAGATACGCTTTGTTCTACGCCATGTAAGGCACGCGCCATCGACTGCGTGTCGAGCCAGCCCATAGGTTTGATGCCGTACCGCCAAGACAGGATAGACCCATCGAACATGGTGTTGTGTGCCAGTACAAGCGAGTCTGCCCAAGGCAGTTGGTCAAGTGCCGCCGCTACTAGCAGTTCGCTACCTGATACCCACTTGGGTGGTGCGTCATCTATCTTGTAAGCAAAACCAATCGTCTGAAACAAGCCAGCCCGCACATACTCTTCAGTGCTTATCTTGCTAAGGCTGTAGTCTTGGTCGTAGTAAGTTTCAAAATCTATTGTGATTAGGTGAGTCATTAACTGTTTGTCCTACGTCGTATGTTTCTCTTAATTTTCTTTTTACGTTTTTTCTTGTCTCAAGCGCATCGCCAGAAAGGATTTGCTCTAGCATATGTTTATGCATATCTTGAAGATATATGGTTCGATAGGTCGCTAGTAGTACGTCAACCTCTTCTTTAGACAAAGCCCAAAGCGCACCATAGCGTCCACCTCTTGCTACTTCTTGCAACGCTTCTATAAGAGTTTCCCAACGACCTCTGGGACTGTAGTGCATGAACTCTTCGGGGTTAGTTTGCATGCGGGCTAACACCAACTGGGTGTAATCAGAAAAGCTTTCCATATAAATCCTCTATCTTCATCAGCCAGTCTTTCAACTGGCCTACGTTTGTTTCGTTGATGACCCACGCTGTGCCGTGTGCCTTGCGTATCTTGGCAATCTCGCGCTCTTGCAAGACTGTTGTAACACCCTTACCCGCTTTGCACTCGATGGCTATGAAGTGCCCATCAAGACAACAGATGATGTCGGGTATGCCTTGTCTGCCGTAACCGTTGGCGGGCGGGCAGAAGTAATAGACACCATGCTCATCGAGTATGGTGCGTACCGCGTGCTTGACCTTGACTTCAGGTGTCTGAGCCATACGCCAATTCCTCGTCAAGTTTTTGCATGTAGTGCCTAGCCTTGCCAGCATCGTCGCTACCATCTTTGCGACCAGCACGCATGCTGTACTTGATGATGTTGCCTTTTAGAAAGCCAAGAAATTCATCGCGGGTTAGCACAGCTTGCATGACAGCCCAAGGTTGCACGGGCATATCTTTGTAATGATTGCCACTTACCTGTAGGTCGTCAGCACGCGTGCCGTTGAATTGTTGGTCGATTAAAGTCTCAGGGAAAAGTTCAAGTTGTTTCATAGTAGGGCTTCTTCTAGGTTGGTGATTTTTTGTTTAGTAGATTCGCGCATTACTTTTTCTAACACGCGGGGGTCTACTCGCTCGAAAGGATTCCAATCGTTCGAGGTTATTTTCAAGATGAGTTCTGCGTTCTTCGAGTAACGCTTCTTCGGGGATGATGACTTCTTGGGTGGTGAATCTATGTTCGTTGGCACATTCTCTCCGTCTGGTATACCCAAATGTGGGTGATTTTTTTGTTTGTTTTACAAGCGACCACGCACCGCATGTGGGGCATTTCATTTAATTGCTTTCACAATAAACATCAATGCGTTCTCATCTTCTTGCACCCAAATAGTTTTGAAATTAGCTTTATAGATATTTCTAAAATCAGACATGGCGGTCTGTCCTATCTGGTTGTTATATTCTTCTTGGCTTAGAAAAATTAGATGCTCTCGTTGTAGTACCCGTGTATGGCTAGGGTCACCCCACGCCCATGCTGAATGGCGGGACGGACATGTTACTAGTATGTGTCCATTGGGTCTAAGGATGCGCCAGAACTCAGAGAACTGAGCAAAGAAAAATTTGTAATCCCCTTGCGCACCAGTATGTTCTAGCACCTCGTATGCATGCACTTCGTCAAAGCTGTTGTCTTTAAACGGTAATGGGAACTCCATTAAGTCCCACACCACATCAGGTCTATGGTCAGGGTTGTAATCAAGGGTTGTCAGGTCTTCCCATTGCGTTGTGCCGTCAAGAGACAAGCGTTTGTTCTTAAGCGACCCGCACCCAATCAGTAGTTGTTTAATCATTCTTCTCTCGCTTTCAACATTGCGTCTGCAATCCGATAAGAAATTCCTGCGACATGTTCGTTGCTATACTCGCCTACGATTTCAGCCGTCAATAAACCTTGCAAAGCCTGTGCTGCAAAGTAGTCACGCAGGGTAATCGCGGAAATCATTTCATGGTCTTTCATCGTCAACGCTCCCCAACATAAAGATTGCTACTGCAACCACTACTACAACTACACCACCAAGGCACATCAACATAACTGCCCATGCAATAGTTTCAAGCATTGTTCTTCTCCTTTAACTGTTTCTCAGCCCACCTTGCCCCATGCAAAAAGTCTTCTGATTTAGTTTTGTCTTCGGGCACTTCGCCCCAGTCCAAGCCAACCCAAGGGCGCTCAAAGTAAAACCTAACATGATGCCCTTCCTTGTGCGGGTCACTTACTTCAACAAAGCGTTCTGTCCACCTAGCGTCTGTGTATAAAAAGTCAGTCATGAATTTTTCTCCTTGAGTTTGGACTGAATGGCTCGGGCTATTGACACTTCTATCTTGCATTTTGAACAAGCACCACATACCCCACATGGGCTTGACCCGTCATCGGACTCATCATAAATTTCATACAACTCTTCTTGTGTCAACCCAACCCAAGGCTTCTTGTAATCTTGGATGTCATCGTCATCTTCTGCTTTTAATTCGTACTCTATTTCTATGCGTTTAGTCATCTTCTGTTTCTCCCCA